CACCGTTGGCCATGTCCCGCACTGGCGTAGTACTTGCAGTCAATGCAGTCATGTTAATGCCGTCAGATTCAAAAACATCCGCCAGCAAGATCGGAATGAACTTCTGAGCGCTCTGAATATGCGTTAAGATTTCCGCCAGAACCGCCTCGACAGTAGTGTTGTCAGTCAATCCACCGCTATCGACAACCGAAACCGTGGCCGCTGTGGTGGAGACCGCCGGATTCAGTACGATCTCGACAATATCACCTGCTGCCGTAGCTGCTTCTAAGGCCCTGAACTGAGATGTACCATTTGATGTATCGGAAATCTTACCATCTGCTGCACCATACAATACTGCACCAACAGAAAAACTGTCTGCTGCTTCGACCAAAAACGTTCCATCTTTTGCAAGCAGATTCACGGCAATGGAATCACCATCATCGGCAGGCGCCATACTTATACCAATAGCTGCTTCACCCGCATCGGCATAAACAACTTCAGGCGGAATGGTTGTTGTTCCCGTTTCGATTTTGACTCGGCGGTATGCTTCCAGATCCTCACCGGCAATAAATGTTCTTGCGCCTTGGCTATATACGCTCTGTGTCATTATTCACTACCCCCTTCGCAGTATGCTTCATAAAGTGCAGGCATTTCCTTGACAACAGCTTTCAATGCGTCTGTTCTTGAGCATTTGTGTTCTTTCTGATGCCGGTCTACCTCGATCATAAAGTCAACCTGTCCATTATCCGTTTTTTTCTTCCCGGATTGACCAACGCTTCCTGGGACTTGATTTTTCAGATCGTCAAGGCTATCTTTCTTTTTTTGTTTCTCCGCTTCGAAAAAAAAGCTTGAACGATGCATCAGTTGTCAACCCTTCGACAATAGCCTGATCCCTGGCTTCAGGATCGGTATCTTCTATGGCCAGAATCTCTGTGACGCGCTTTCGCTCGGCTTCGATTCCGCCAGCGGTACTATCGGCAATAATCTTGTCAGTATCCACCGACTGTGCCCCCAGATCCAAGACTTGCTGATGCAGATCCGGATATTTTTCTTGCAATGCTTTCAAATCCATAATTTGTTCTCCCATTGATTTCGCCAATTTGATGGCGGTTTCAAGTGTTCCAATATGATCAACCAGGCCGATTTCAAGAGCTTTTTTTCCAATAAACTCTTTACCGTCGGCCATTTTTAACGCTGTTTCTGTATCAATGCCACGGTTCCGAGATACGGCCTCTAAAAAAATGCCGTAGAAATCATCCACCATGCTTTGCAGGTATTCCTGACCTTCATCTGACAATGGCTTCTCACCACTGGCAATTCTTTTATATTTTCCTGCATAAATTTGTGTTCGTTTAATACCATCTTTTTTATCTTGTTCAGAGCTATCAATATGGGTCAAAACGACTCCAATAGAACCCACCATTGCAGTTCCATTGGCAACAATAGCATCAGCAGCCGAGCCTATCCAGTAACCAGCACTCGCCATCATGCCATTGGCATATGTTATAATCGGTTTTTCTTCCCGCCCCTCAAAAATAACATCTGATAGGTCTTTCGTTCCATCCACCGAACCGCCTGGGGAATCCACATCAAGAACAATTGCAGAAATATCCGGGTTGTTTACGGCATGAATAACATCCTTTTTTATCAGCTCGGTAGAGGTCCCGCCGCTGAAACTTGAGAAAAGATTCATCCTTTTTTGGAGCGTCCCATATACCGGAATTACAGCCACGCCGTCATTAATAATATAGGGATCATCGGCACGGTTTCCGCTTTTGCCTATTTCAGCCTGTGAAACAAGTTTTTCGCCGTTTAATCTGGACTGAATGAAAATATTAATTTCATCAAGTTTGGCCGGATGCAGCGCCCACGCCCTGTCCTGAATCATGTCAAAAAATTTCACTATTTCTTATCCTCTTTTGGTACCGCATCTGCGCCGGGGTCATTTTCCATCTGCAAATTAATACCGAACTCCGCATTGAGCTCTTGCATATATGCCTGTTCAATGGCAGCCTGGCGCAGTTTGGCTCTCCAATTTTCTGACCGTTCTCCATAAATATCTGAATAGGTTTTTGTGTGGTTATTCAGCCGTTCGGTATCAGCCTTGGCTTCTTTTCCGTGATCGATGGGACGCAACTTAGGCGGCATCCAATCTGTGCGCGTGTAGGCATATTGGTTGGCGATGAAATGATCGATGGACGTTACCGGTAACAACCCCCGCAAGGCGGCCTCATACTGCATCAATACGTTGACGGGCTGGCAAAACCGGTTGGCCAAGATCATTCGGTCATAGTCATCGAATTTTGCAGCATCTTCTATGCTGGCACGGCTGGCGCTGTAGCTGTTTTTGTAACTCCTTGAAACATTTTCCGGACCGCGTCCGGTAGCCATACCCAGGCGACCGATAATAGAATTGTTCATCATGTCATAATTGGGGCCAGGTGCATTGGAGTCCATGAAGTGGGGCTTTTCGCCCGGATTGCCGAAAATCATGGTGCCTTTTTCCATCTCCTGAAGTCGATCTTCCCAAGAGTCATTAGGCTTATTATGAAAGGAAGCACCCTGTTCGCTTTCCACGAAGAGAGTCCAGAGGTTCTGGATTAAGGCTTTGACCAGAGATGCATCTACAAAATCATTAGAGTCCTTGATTTCCTTAATCATGCTGCCAAGAATGGAGTCTTGCCGGTATTCGGCAACATTGCGAACATCACAAACAAAGAGCATATTCGGCATGCCGGTTTTTGAGTTGATCGCCTCGACACGGATGCAGTCATCTGCTTTGGCGGCATAGACGGCATGGGGCTTGTCCGGCTTAAGAATCCACGCAGCTTCGATTTCACCGTTTTTGCCCAGCTCGATACCATCATAGATATCCCCATCAGCATTAGATGGAGTAACCAGCCGTCCTGGATCAATGGGCAAAATGGAGAGGGAGAGGGGTCTGGCTGGATTGTTCTGCATGACTACTTGAAACAGCCCAATACCCTCCAGTTTCCACTGGAATAAAGCCAACGCCTGCAACATATAGATACTACTCCGCCCGGTGGCATCGCACCAGTTCCGGCAGTCCAGCCCCCAAATTTCAAACAGATCATAGGCGGCCTGTTGATACTCTTTCTGCCAGTTCGCATCTTTTTTCAACCACCGTATCATAGGGTGAGATTGTGGTGTCAATCCAGTATTGACTACTTCTGCCACAAGGCCATCGATAATGCCATGGGCCATGGCGTCATTGAGGTACAAATCCCAAGCACGATTAGAAACCTTGAGTTTTTCACGCTCGGCAATCCGGGAATGGACGAGCTTGGTGACCCAATTAGAAAGAGTCCCTTGGACTGATGCACCAGACCGTTTGAAGTGTCTGCCTTTGCTATGGTTGAATCCGGCCAAATTAAGACCTCCTTGGGACAATAGTTTTTGTTCGTCCGAAAAATGACCCACCAGACGCTGTAGATAGTTGTCTGTATTTGGATTCCATATTTTCGAGTGTGCTCAGATCAGCTTTTGTATATACCCGCCCGCTGGCGGTAATATGCTGTCCATTTTCAAGGACATCCTGAATCGCTGTTTCTACCCATGCTAATTTTTCTGCAAATGTTGCCATAAATACCTTTTTTTAAAAGGTTGGCGGAAGAAGAAAGGAAGACCGCCAACCAAGGGAAAAAACAAGTCTAGCGATATTAAACGGTTTTTTTTGTTATAAAACAAGATAGTTGTTGTTATTTTGACATAAAAAAAACCCATTTTTCTAAAAAGTAGAAAAAATGGGTTTTGGAATTGTAAGTATTGGATTTTTAATCCTCTTCGATACTTTTGAATCTTGTTCCACATCTCCGGCATAAATGATATCTCACCCGCAAACTGCTCTCCCAAGACAAAGTATGGGTAACATGGGCCTTTGACATGCGACAAATCGGACAACTTGCGCCGTTATCAATGCGAATATACGAAACGCCTTCAATGGGTTCACGTTTCTCAGGAATCTTTTTTGCAGACTTTTTTACCTTCTTCTTTTGTGCCATGGATTAATTGTCCTCCCTCTCGTTATATTCGACTTGTTACGTTCTGGTTGAGGTCTTCTTCTTTGCTCTGTTTCTTTTTCCGGATGCAACTCTTTTTCCATTGCATCCCAATCCATCCGCATCAGACCGGCTCTGATTGCCGCGGCATAGGCATATACCGTAACGTCAAGAGCTTCATTTCGTGGACGGGTTTTTACCCACTCTCTTTTTGGAAATCCTTTAATGTAGCGCGTGACTTGCTTTTCTGCTGTCAATTGCTGGAAGTAATCTTCATCAATTCCTATTGGCCAATGAAAACACCGCGGGCCGGGTTCATGGGTTTTTAATCTTGAATATATGGTACTTTTCGCAGTATCGGTTCCAATCGGCCAGAGTTGAACACCATTTTTTATCTTTTGTCCGTTCCAAAAGATATCCTGATCTGATGGTCTTCCCAATATTGGTCGATTGGCTTGGGCAGATCCTTTAACGGCCATTGCTTTCGGGGCATGTTTTCTGCAATAATTATAGGCTTCTTGAGTATGATATCCTGTATCTATGGCACTGCTTATAATTTGCATCTCCGCGCCTGACGAATGCCGAAACGAATGATTAAGTAATGTATCAAGTTGTGTCCATACTTCGTCTCTTGCCGGATCGCCAAAGAGCTCTCCCCAATACACCAGCCAGCACTCTTCGCCACGGCCCCAAGCGTACACGGCAGCAGCCAGACGGTTTTTCTGTATATCAACACCAGCCGTCAGCATTAATCCGCCGAGGGGAACAGTCATTATACTGTAGGGTTCACACCGATTTTGGAGATCAACCCATTCAGGCTGATCCCCTCTTTCCTCCCATGTTTCACCGAGCGTTGTATTTATGAAGGTTTTGAGCCGTTCCGGATCGTCTTTGACTTCCAAGAATTCTTCGGCAATTTTTCCCCATGCAGCATTTGGAGAATAGGAATAGAGCGCTGAAATGTGAAACCCGGCATGACCTTTGAATGGTTTTGATGCTCTCCATTCTCCTCTATCACACATCCAGCGCTTTTTAGATGCCGGGATTCGGTTTTTACATTCAACACACTCATATTTAGCTTTGTTAGGTTCATTCTCGGGCCATTTGACTTGAGAGAACTTCAATACTTGCATATGGTCGCAAAAGGGACACGGCACGTGGAAATAACGCTGATCTGATTCATTAAAAGACGTTTCAATGCGGGAAAAGCCCTTGATGGTCGGTGTGCTCCCGAGAACAATTTTTCGATTCCAGAAGGTATCAGTTCTTTTTATGCCGAGTTGAATTTGATCCCCTTCTTGTCCGGCAGTCGGCGGGTAACCATCGACTTCATCGAAAAAAACAACACGCACTGTTAATCTGCGAAAACCACGGGCTGAGTTCGCACCCACGATGGACATAACACCACCAGGGAAATTTTTTTTTAAGATTGTGTTATTTGAGCTTCTGCTCTTGGCATCTGCAATCAATCCGTCAAGAACCGGCGTATCACGGCACATTGGTGCGATTTCATCTTTACTGTAACCCTGTGCGTCATCCAGTGTCGGCTGAACAATAAGCATCGGACATGGGTCTTGATGAACATGATACCCGATAGCATGATTAATTGTTTTTGTATATCCAGTCCGGGCCGCTTTCATTAGCGTGATTTTTTCGACTGTTGGATCGGTGAACGTGTCCATTATACCGTTTTGATAGAAATATCCTTTCCACTTACCTGGCTCGGCTGAAGATTCAGGGGAAAGATATGCGTATTCATTCGCCCATTCCGAAAGCGTCATTTTTTTGGGAGGCTTCCAGACAGCCATAACCGATTTATATATTCGTTTGGCTACTTTGCTATAGCTCACTACGTGATAATTCCTCACAAGCTTCGTGGTGCAACTCTTCAATTTTACTTAACGCTTCACCAAATAAATCCTGATCTTGAATAATATCTTTCAATATTGGGGCTATTTTGGATTTAATTGCCAAGATACGCACCTTTGAATTTGTTACGATCTTTTCAAGGACTTTCTGGACTTCATCAACATCAATAAGATTGCCCTCTTCTTTTTCATATGTCTGTTTCTTAAGAGCGG